AAAACGTCGCGGCTGCGCGTACTGACGTTCAGCTAGACGAACAAGGCAATCCGGCTGTTGTGTACAGCGGCGGTAGTGAGCCTTCGTACATTGTCCGCCCCAAAACATACAAGTATGGCGACACGCCTGCGCCCGCCGCCGCGCCGCAAGGTCAAACTGCGCCGATTGCACCGGAAGAAGCAGAACGCTTTATTGCGTCATTCCCCGCAGCAGCGCAGCCCGCCATTCGTGAGCGTGTGATGCGTGGCGATCTGGGCAATATTCCTATGGGTAATCCTGCCCCGTCTGCTGGCGGACGTGGCGGCATGGGTGGGCCATACGAAGCGATTGACCAAATGCCGGTACGCGCGTCCAGCACACAAGACGGCACGGTATCTAACCTTGGGCCTCAAGGGCTAGTTGAAACAACACCGTTCCGCGCTAAAAGCCCATCTGTGTCGCCGCTGCCCGGTTCCGCGCAGGTGCCGATTAACCGTGTCCGCGCAGAAGCGGCGGCAGCGCGCGAGACACCTGCGGAAGCTGCTGCTAAGGCGCGCGCAACAAAACAAGTTGAAGTTGAAGCGGAACAAGCCAAAAAAGCACCTGCCAAAAAGCAAGTAACGCAGCTAGTTACCAAAATTCGCAACGCATACGAAGAACTGAACAAAGCGGAAGCGATCCCGTCCGAAAAGCGCGGTGGCTTTGAAAACGCCGTGGATTATATGTCAACGACTTCGTTAGGCCGCGAGGCGCAGCGGATGATGGGTACGAAATACAACAGGCCGCTAAACGAAATTGTCGGGTCGCGTAAGTTGCTGGCGACGGCCATCAAAAATGCCACAGGAATGTCAGCGCAGGAAATGAACTCTAATACGGAACTCACCCTGATGCTGGACGCGCTGACCGACCCAACGCAGGGTTACGAAAGCGCCATAAGTCTGCTGGGTACGATTGAAGACCTTTATGGCTCTCCAAGGGCTGCGCGTCCTGCGGGCGCGCGTCGTCCGGCGGCTGCGCCGAATAAGCCGCCCGCAGGCGTAAGCGCCGCAGATTGGAAGTATATGACCCCGCAGGAGCGCGCGCTATGGCAGAAATGACGATTGAGCAGCAGCGCGCGCTTGCGATGGCAAGAGCACGTGGCCGCGCAGCCAAAGCTAACGCATCAAAACAGGAAGATCCGGGGCGGCTAATGTCGCTGGCCCAAGGCTTTCTTTCTGGTGCGGCTGATGTTCCTGTTGCCGCAGGTGAATACCTTGTGCGTGGGCTTGGTTCGCTTGGTCTTGTCGATAGCAAAACTGCCCTGCAAAAAAATGCTGTTGGTACAGCGCGCAGCCGCAAAGGTATGGAGCCGTATCGTCAAGCGCATCCAAATTATTTTACCGGCGGCGAAATTGTCGGTCAGACCGTAGCTTCCGCGCCTGTACTGTCCGGCGTAGGCGGGGTTATCAGCCGTGCTGCACCTGTGGTCGCCCGCGTATCCCCCGCAGCAGCGCGTGTAATCGCTAATGTCGGCCAAGCCGCCAAGACCGGCGGTTTGGGCGCAGGCCGCACCGCAGCGCAGTCCGCCCAACTATCCAAGATTGCGCGCGCCGCGCAATTGGCGCAGCGGGCCGCTGGAGGTTCTATCGCCGGCGGCGCAAGTGCTGCGCTTACCAATCAGGACATCGGGTCTGGCGCAGCGTTTGGTGCTGGGCTTCCCGCCGTCGCGTCTGTTGTTCGCCGTTTAGGCGGCAAAGTCGTTGACCTTACCAAGATGCCCACGCTCAAAGCCGCGCAGATCATTCGTGAGGCGCTTGGCAAGGATGTAGACGCAGCCCGCGCGGCTTTTGCTGCACTGCCCGACAATGATAAGCAGTTGGCGGAACAGGTCTTGATTAAGGCTGGCATCGAACCCGACACATTCTTTGGTCTGGGTAAGACAGTTTCAGAGCAGATCAACCCGACGCCGTTCCGCAAGACTTTGGAAAGCCAAGCTGCTGCGCGAGAGGCGCGGTTGGCAGGCGCGGCTGGCGGTGCGACGGCGACGGAGCAGCGTTCAGCCACTGAACTTGGTCGCAGCGGCGTTACGGAAGCAACCGGCCCCGCGCGAGATGCCGCGTTGGTCCGCGCAAACGTCGCAGGAGAGGCAGTCCCGCAAGCCGAGCGTATCGCCACCTTGGCTCGTCAGCGAGCTAATGAAATTAACGCATCGGGGTTTGTCCCTCGTATGCGTGGTCTGGAAGAACGCGCGTCTGAACAGGCGCGGTTGATGGGTGATATGCCCGCGATCTTCCCTGACATGGAAGGCATCCAGCAAACGCGCGGCATCGCTGGCGCGGCAGGCGAGCGAGCCAATCGCGCTATGGAAGCGCAGATTGGCTTGCGAGACACCGCGCGGGATATGGAAGACATTGTTGCTGATTTGGCAGCGGAAGGTATGCAACCGCTTCGTGTTGGGCCTATTGTTGGTCAATTGCGTAGTATGGCTGGCGCACCCGGCACCCGCGCAGACGATCTACAGCGCGGCACCCTGACCAATCTGGCGAACAAGCTGGAAGGTTTGGCAAACCGTGACGGCGTCATCGACGCCCGCGATTTATACCAAATCCGCAAAACGGGTTTGAACGACATTGTCGATACGCTGCTTAACGGTCGTCAGCCTGCGTCTGGCACCAAAGAGCGTACGGCCTCGCTGCTGACCAGCGCGCGCCAAATGATTGACGACGCGATTGAAGGCTCCGGTGGCGCGGGATGGAAGGACTATTTGACCCGCACACGGCAGGGCTTTGAGACGGTCAACCGTCAGGAACTCGCAGCCAAGGGCGCGCAGCTTAACAAGGAAAATCCTGACGAACTCATCGCGCTGATGGGTGGCGAACGCCCGCAAATGGTCGAAGACATCATGGGCGCAGGCACTCGTCAGTATGACATCGGGGGCATGGCGCTTGCCGATCCGCGCCGCTATCAGGCTCTGAAGCAGTCCGCAGACGAACTTCAGACGTTGAACCGCATGGGCGAACTGCGTAGCAGCGGTGCTGGCGCGGCAGGTAATCTCATGGTCAAAGAGCGCCCGAATATGCTATCGCGCGGTTTGGCGGCGTTGACGCTATCCACCATCCCATCGCTGCGAATTGGCGCGCAAGGCGCAGAACAAGTTGAGAAATCGCTGATGTCGCCGCGTGTGCAGAGCCAGTTGGGTAACGCATTTTTAAGCGGCGAAGACGCACTGACACTAATGAACCAATACCCGACTTCGCTTAAGGCATCTGAAGCCTTGAGCAAGCTGTCGCCGGGGATGCGAAATGCTATCGCGCAACTCGCGCGTCAATACTCAATGGGACGCGAATAAGGACGCAATGACGTGACAACTATCGACCAGACCGAAGCCCGTTTGAACACTCATGAAGAGGTTTGTGCGTTGCGATATGACGGCATCTGCGCTCGTCTGAAGCGTTTGGAAAACGTCGGGCTAGCTGTAGCTGGCGCTATCATTATGATGCTGCTTAGTATTCTAGTGAAGATGAACTAATGGCTGCGCTTGGCCCCATAACCGCGCTGACGGTGCATTGCGCTGCCACACCCGAAGGTCGCCACGTTAGCTACCAACAGATCACCGATTGGGACAAGGCCAAGTTTGGTCAGACCAGCTACCACTGGATCATTGAACTGGATGGGTCCACGCACCGGACGCTGCGCGATGACCAGAAGGGCGCACACGTCGGGGGCCATAACACAGGCAATATCGGCATCTGCTACATCGGCGGCGTCGATAAGAAGGGCAACCCCAAGGACACGCGGACGCCCATGCAAAAGAAGTCGCTCCTAACGCTCATTCGGACGTATAAGGATCGTCATCCGGGTCTGCTCATTCGCGGCCACCGCGATTGGCCTGGTGTCAATAAGGCTTGCCCCAGCTTCGATGTCGATGCTTGGCTAGACGAAACAGGAGACTAAACATGAAATTTCTCGAAGGTAAGAAGACCTACATCGTTGCCGCGCTCGCCGCAGCCGGTGCTGTCGCGCAGGCGTTTGGCTATGAAATCCCTCAGTTTGTCTGGGTGCTTCTGAGCGCCGCAGGACTTGGTGCAGTGCGCCGCGCTATTCCATAAGCATCTGGTCTGCCTCACATAAGGATATTTTATGGGCGCTCCGATCTGTACAGACGAAGAGTTTATCCGCGCGTGGGAACTTGGCGGCGGTAGCCCCAAGAAAGTAGCAAAAATTCTCGCCATAGGTGAGCGTCTTGTCTACTCCAAGCGCACCACACTAGCCCAACGCGGTATTATCCTGAAAAGCGTTCCGACGCACGGCCCATCCAAGTGGTCTGCTGACGACGCAGGCCGCGCCTACAAGCGTCAGATCGACCTCAACATCGACACAGGCTGCGCTATCGCTTTCTCCGACGCGCACTTCTGGCCCAACCAGATGCGTACCGTTGCCAACGAGGCGTTGCTGATCCTGACCAAAGAACTGAAACCTCGCACGATGTTTGCCAACGGCGACATCTTTGACGGCGCAGGCGTCAGCCGTCACGCGCCGTTGGGATGGACTGAGTTGCCGTCCGTCAAGGAAGAACTTGAAGCGTGTCAGGATCGGATGGCGGAAATTGAAGATGTGATGCCAAAAGGCTGCAATAAGATTTGGAACGTCGGCAACCACGACGCCCGCTTTGACCGCGCGCTAGTGACAAACTCTGCTGAATACGAGGGCGTCCTCAACCGTCTAGATGAAAAGTTTGACCGCTGGGACTTCGCGTGGTCCACGATGGTCAACGAAAACGTGATGGTCAAGCACCGCTACCACAATGGTATCCATGCCACGTACAACAACACCCTGAAATCAGGCCGGAGCATTGTCACCGGCCACTTGCATCGCCTCGCTGTGACGCCGTGGGCAGACTATAACGGCAGGCGCTACGGCGTGGACACAGGGACGCTGTCCAACCCGCACGGCCCGCAGTTCGATTACGCGGAGAACAACCCCAGCCCGCACACGTCTGGCTTCGCGGTCCTATCGTTCAAGGACGGGATGCTCCTGCCGCCGGAACTGGTCGAAGTCATCAACGAGCGCGCGTACTTCCGTGGGCAGTGCGTTTACGACGGGACTACTGACGAATAATCCGCTCTAGATACCAAATCGCCTTGCGGTAATCTTCAGCCGCGTCGTTCTTATGACCGGCGCGGCTGATGTATTTCAGGGCGTTGCCGACGCAGTAGCCCTCGAACTG